GTGTATTTCTCTCTTGCTTTCGCCATAGCGCGCACATGGTCGCCGCCTGCCTCTGACGCAATCTTTTCTGACGCATCTTGCGCAAGTGTTATATCCCAATCCAATCCCGTGATTTTGTTTTTCAACACTTCAACGCATCGGCGCAAAATATCAATTTGGTCTGCGGCGGCGCGTAGTGTCTTGAACGGGATAAGTCTTGTTTCAGTGACATTGATGTTTTGTGCGACTTGGTATTCATATCTGCGTGGGTCAGGTCGCCCGTCATCGCGCAACGGGTTGATAGCGCCTGGCGTGATAGGTAGCCCTGGTCCAAATGGAACCTGCGCGGAATAAGGTGCGCGTGGGAGTGGATTACTGTTTCCGTATCCTGTGCGCAAGGCTTCTGCGGCGATACGCATCTGTTGTTCTGTGAGCGTTGTTGCGCCCGCAGGTAAATTGGGGGCTTTTTCAATGTTGCCCGTTGCTATTGCTCTTGCGATACGGTCACGCAGACCCATGTGTATCTCCCTTGGTTATGCCCCTTGTATTTCAGGCTGGTGTAATGATAGCGCTTCCGCACTTAAAACATACTGCGGCTGATTTCGGATTAGGCAGATTACATTTCGGACAAAAGTTTGCTAGTGCGTTGAAGTAATCCGTGATATTGCGTGAGCCTAACAAATCAGAGAACGCTTGAACTGTCGCATCGAGCCTGTCGGGTGACTCAGCCATATCAGGTGTCCAAGTCGTCATTTGGTCCTCAAGTTTTGCGAATTCACCGACATGATGAATACGCCCCTGCTCGTACATTGCGGCTACGGGTTCTGCTCTGAGTTTCTTTCCGACATGCGCTCGCACTTCACGGATAGGCAAACCAAGCCTGATTTGCTTCAGAACAGCGCTGACCATATCGCCGCCTTGATTAACTTCAACGAGCAGAGCATCAGCCTTCCACTCGTCAAAGACCGACACAGCCTTGCTAGCCCAATCGAGCGGCGACCCTCTGAAAGAGTAATCACCAAGAACATATCCGTGCCCGTCATGCGTTGAACCGCAGACCACTATGCCCGTTTCATCGCTGTCTTTTGTATTAGTCACGGCAGGGTCAATAGAAACCACGATACGAGCCATTGAAGGCGCTTTTGCGACCCGATTGCGGTCAATCAGTCCTCTTGTCCACAGCGCGCCTTCTGTGTCCTCCAAAATCTCGCCAAAGAGTTCTTGCCGCCCTAAGCGTGTGCCGTCATAGCGGGCTTGAAACTCAAGCAGTGCGCTAGGGGCAAGGTTGGCGGCGTTGTCGTATGTTGAACCGCGAGTCAGGGCTACCGACCCGTCAGTGCGACCTGCTAAAGCGCGAATGAGCGGTGTTGGGCGTGGCGTTGTTGTAATGATGAGGCGTGGTTTGTCGCCTAATCGCAGACCAAGTTGGAGTTGGTCGTAGGTATCGGAATACCTGAAAGCCGCTAACTCATCGCACCATGCTCCGTGATGCTGTGGACCACGCAGGCGGTCAGGCTTGTCTGCGCTGAATAACTTGATAATGCTTCCGTTGGTTAGGAGTAATTCACCCAGCGAGCGGTTCCAATTCATAACCGCGCCGTATCGGTGTAACACGCCCAAGATACCTGAGTCACCCTCAACGCAGGTATCTCGCGCATCAGAGTAGGTTGGAGCAACAATCGCCCACCTTGTCGCGGGTTTCTTTATTGCTTCCCATGCCAACCACTCTGCGGCAGTACGAGTCTTACCCGCACCGCGCCCAGCAAGGTAAAGCCATGTGTTCCAATCTCCGTCAGGCGGTAATTGTTCCGCTCTCGCCTGTTGTTTTCTCCACTTCCAGCGAGCCGCCTTCAATTGCTTTTGCGCTGATAATGACTTGTTCTGCTCGTTCAAGTTCTCTGATTGTTCGTTCAATGTCTGCGTCAATGATTGTTGCGTCATAGTTCACCACCTCTGCTTGTATCTTGGTTGGGGCTTCAATTCCTGTAATGCGAGCGCGCACCTGTATAACCTTCAAGACATAATCCGCCGCCTTGATGTTTCCTTCAATCGCATCTTTCCAGTACGCCATTTGTAATCTGTCCAAGCGGTCAAGTTCAAGTTCGCGCAATTCATCGGCAGGCGCTTGGAGTGTTCTGTCATAGGCGCGCAGGTATGCTTTCCGAGCGGCTGAAGCATGCGTGTATCCGACTGCTTCCGCTATCTGTCGCCAATTCGCGCCTGTCTTGCGTAATTCCAGCACCGCAAGTTCTCGCTGTAATTGTTCGGGTTTTGGGGTTTGTCGCGCCATAGTGTCTTAGAGTCTAGGACAAAATTACATTCCACATAAGTTCAGCGCCGTATTCACTTGTTCCGTGTCCTGGAATTGTGATTGCGTGAAACTCACGAGCAAGGTTGCGGTGTTTAGTTTCTCTGCCTTTGACCCATGAAGGGTTTTGTTGTTTTCCTGTGAGCGCGGCTCGTTCTCTCCTTCGTTGCTCTGCTACAGCAGGGTCGGTATCTAAATAGAACAAATACAGTTGTCCGACAGATTTGGCGAGATTGAAGAAACGCGCATTGGCTAGGCGGTCGCCTTCTCCGTATAGGTAGGTCAGGTTACTTTTTGCTACCTTTGGTAACCATTCTTCAATCGGGATAATGGCTGTGTTGCCTAAAGTATCTGTGCCGCCAAAGTTAGGTCTAAGCCAACCGAGTGAAATTGCTTCTCCTTGAGGCGTGATGTGCTTTCGATACTTGATTGGGTCATCGAGTTTTGCGATTTCCTGCCAATCACGCGTGAAGGCTTCCGTGAGCGTTGTCTTGCCTGCGCCTGGTGCGCCTATGAGGTAAATGATTTTCATTTTGTCCTTCCTTCCGCGAGAAATACTACCTTGTTAAGATTACACCTGTCTGTTTATACGCCTTCAATCGCTCTTTGTCTATTCCATTCCAGCCGTTGAGTTCTCCGAGATAACGCTCAGGAAAAACATTTTTGCGCGCTTGATAGGCGATAGGCGTAAGAGAGCAGGGTTGTTTGTCTAGGCTTTCCTGCATCTTGTCTATGTCAGCGCCAATGTAATAATGTCCGTTGATAAGAGATTTCAGCCCGCACAGACTTGTTTCAATTTCTTCAATCTTGGCGGAAGCGCCGTGTGCGGCTACCTTACCGAGTAGGTCTTGTGAAATTGAGTCAAGAGTCGCTATGTCGGCGGCTCGATTACCCGCAGGCAGATTGTCGTACAGATACGCCAGCCCGTCACGTGGTCCAGTGCTATTAGCGTGACCCATATCAGGCGCTTGTATCGGTAGGTCAATAACTTTTTGTAACATTTCAGCGATTTTGTATGAAGCCCACCGCCCGTTCCCGTAGATAACTTCCAGCGGCGCTTGTATTGACCGCCACGATTGTTCAGGGTCGCTCGTCAGGTACTTAGTTATCCATGAATACAATCCGCCGTTGCTCTCCGAGATAGAAACCAGCGACTCAAAATGAGGCTTGAAGCGGTAAGGGTCACGATGTCCGCGCCGTTCTGTTGCGCAAAAGCGGCTGAGGGTTGGATTGCTAGGTATGCGCGGTTGCGGGTTCTCTTCAAAACAATTCAGCGCACTGCCCATGTCGTAATAAGCAACATACACATGAACCAACCAAGTCAAATCCTCTTTGTTGAGGTCTAACAGCCGCCCCATTTCTTTCAGTACGGGGTAGACAGGGTCTAATTCGTTTGTTTCCACCATTTCTTGGTGAAAGAAAGCAAATTGGTCAAGGGTTATCATGCTGAAGGGTGATGCCCGACAACAGTAGGTTGTTCCTCTCCTTTGATTGCTTTCGCCATGTGTTCTTCACGCTCTGTTCGCTTCTCTTTAGCCTTCGCAGTTTCTACCGCATAGGTGAAACAATCTTTCATGCCTTGTAGCGCGTAATACACGATTGAGTAGCGGTAAGCATCTTCACTCTTAGGAGTCATGGGCGTTACTCCGTGAACATACTTGTAACCCGCAAAAAAAGTCACCCAGCCGTCACGACAGGAGCAGGTGAAATCGTATTCAGGCAGGGTCAGGTATCCGCCAGCCATGCGCTTGCGTATGACGGGCATAGCGCTCCAAGTCGCAAAATTGAAGCCGTCACGGTGATAGGGAAGGGTAGATGACTTGTTGATGACTCCACTAGTCCAAAGTGAGTCGTCAGTCATTTTCCACTCGTCAGCCAGCCCTGCTTTTGAGAGATTTGCTTTGTCGCGTTCATACAATTCAGGCGCAAATTCTTTATACATCTGGGCAAACTTCTGGCTGAAAGCAACAAGGACAGCGTGTTCATTTGGTTGCTCGACTGCGAGCGCCGTTGGTCGGCATGACTCTCTGCGCTGATAGACCTTGCGTGGAGCCATACCAAATGTGCGGGATTTGTTTCGCATACCCGTTGATTGGCGAACAATCGTGCCGTAGTCAATGTTCAAGACCGCCGCGCGCAATAAATTGACCTCATCTTCCATTGGAAAATACACAAACACGATTTCTTCAGTGTCGTCATCAATCCAAATTCCTGCGTCATTACAATTTGCTTCATTGTTAGGTACGGTTGTTCCGACCAGCGCTGTTGCGTCATCTTCAGACATAACCCGCTTGACGCGGTGGATAGGTAGGTCAGATAGTTTCATGCGGACATTTCTCCCCTACGGCATCTTCAACCAGCCTCAAAATTGCGTCAGCGTTGTTAGTGATGCCTGTTGTTGTTCTGTATTGGGCTAACTTTTCAATCAGCCAAACATAAGCGTCATTTTGATAATCGCACATCAACATACGGGTTGCTTTTTGAGCATAGCGCTCTGCGTAATCCGCAAGTGAGGTGGTGAAACGGGTGTTGTTCTGTCCTGTTTCCCCAACCGAGAGTTCAGGCATGTATGTCCGAGTTTCTCCCGACAGTTTCGGTAATTCCAATTCCTGTATCTCAGCAAGCAAATCGTCAAACTCATCTGTGCTGTATCCCGTGCCTGATAGGTCGCTGATGCTATCCAATAGGTCAGCCAGCACCTTCTTGTCGTATTCGCCCATATCTGACGAGCGATTGTCTATGGCTACGATTTTGGCGGCTGTCGTTTCATCTACATCTACGAACACAACATCTATCTCCGACCAACCAAGACTCTGCGCGGCGCGGAAAGTGTGATTGCCCGCAAGTATTTCTTTGGTGTTGATATTGACTGTGATTGGCTTGTATTGCCCGTAGGTCTTGAGCGAGTCTGCTATGAGGCTCACATTTCCCTTGCGCGGGTTATTGTGATACTGCTTTAGGTCGGTGAGGGCTACCTTCTCAATTTTCATGAGCCAAGTGTAATGTTATCTGTAATCTTGCGTCAAGCAGGTCGTCAATGCTGGCGGTCAAAAGTTCTCTGCGGCGTGGAGTGAGTCTGTTTCCGTATGAGTCTTTCATAAGATTGCGTATATGAAAGATTGCTTCATCAATATCTTGAAGCGTGACTTCAGGCTCGACTGTTAGCGCCATGGTTCATTTTACCCGTTTGCGCTTTGGTTTTGCTTTTGCTAATTCTGCTTTGAGATTTGACTCATAATTTTCCAGCGCAGTAGCAGTGTCGTGCCTTCCGCGCAGGCGCAACGAAATTACAAGCAGGTCAATCGCCTGTCTTGCGCGCTCCAATTCGGTCATTTCGTTTCACCGCAAACCTTTCAACATCGCTCTTGCGATAGAACACTCTACGCCCTGAGCGGCTTTCCCACAACAGTTGCTTGCGGTGTTGAATTTGGCGTAGGTGATTGAGGGTGATACCGAGATATGCCGCAGTATCACCCGCGCTCATGAGTTCTTCATCTACCATGGGGCGATTTCAGGTGCCTTCTGCTTTTTCACCGAGCGAACAACAACATCTATCTCTCGCGCGTTGATTTCAAAACCTGTTTTTGTATCGCCCATTTTGTCTTCATAGGTGGATACCTTGAAAGTACCCTCTACGATTACTGTGTCGCCTTTGGATACAAGGTCTACTAGGTTTTCAGCCTTGTCGCCAAAAGTGATGACCCTGTACCAAACTGTTTCTCCGTCACTCCACTCATCGCCTTTTTTGATACGCGGGGTATCGGCTAGGCTGAAAGTGGCGTATGCCGTGTTGTTCTTAGCAAACTTCAACTCAGGGTCTGTTCCTGCGTTGCCTTTTACTCGTATTTGTGCGCTCATTTCTATCCTTCCCACAGTGTTCTCGCACTGCCGTCATCTTGTAATAATACTATTGACCCGTCAGGTCGCACAAACGGGTGTTCATGCGGCTCTTTCCATGACGGGCACATCCAACCCTTGCTTTCAGCGTAATTCGGATTTGCGTGAATACTGCTGGTAGCAAGGTTGTGGCACTCATGATGAACCCGTATCAAGTTGGCGGCGGTATCTTGACCGCCTCTTGATTTGAGTTTGCGGTGATGAAGCGCCATAGCCTCTTTGGCTACGCGCCCGCATACTTCGCAATAATCGCCTGCGCGGGCTTCCACCAGCGCCACAACTGCTTTATCAATCATCATCATCCTCATCATCTTCAACCCACTCCAGCGGGTCAATGTGCGGAAATGGCGCAACCAAGGGCATCGGCTGATTAATACTCATCAGTAATATCCTTTCTTGTTCCAATGTTTCCACGCCCCGCAGGGTGTTTTGTAGCGTGATTTGATGTATTTCAGACCCGCTTCTACCTGAATGATAGGGTCTTTGGGTCTGATTGGATACCCGTAAATGCGCCATGTTTGGTTCAAAAACTGCGGTATTCCAAATGCTGTCGAGTGAGGATTGGCGGCTTTGGGGTTCCAAGCCGACTCTTTGCCCCATAATTTTGCCAAGCAACCCCATTCGGCGTGTGATTTCCAAATGGAAGCGACCTGCGTGAAAGCGTAATCCTTGAAGTGGATTTCTTTCGTGCTGGGTCTTGGCGCTTCTGCGTCAGCAGGGGAAGCAACAAC